GCAGTATTAGGTTCTGCAGGATCTACAAACATTTCTTTTACCCATTGTGATCCTACGTTTCCTGGATTGCCTGTTGATCTCATGTATACAGGTATTTCAGGATCTACACTTCTAAGAGAGGATCTTAAAAAGTTATATATCTCTGGTGTCGGATACTGAGGAAGTTCATCTATTCCAATCCAAGTATATGATTGTCCTTGGTAGCGAAGTACATCAGTTAAGTTCTCTGCGTATCCGAACTCGATTCTAGCACCTGAAGGGAATCTCCATTCTTTTTCTTGTTCTCTCCATCTAGCACCAGGATAAGCTTTTGAGTATAGTCTTTGAGAATGATTAATCATGTCTCTTAACTCAGGCATAGATCTTCTTAGTAGAAGTGCTCTATGTGCTTCTTTATGACAGTAACGTAATGGGTCAATAAGCATGGCATATGATTTGCCACCACCTCTTGCACCACCATAGAATACTTCTCTTTCTGGAGCTGCTAGAAACTGTGTTTGAGGCCCTTCATTGGGTCTAAATAATACATTGTCTTCAACATAATCTTTAACTGTAGGCGGTAAAGATTTAACTTCATCTTCAACCATAACACTTGAAGACGAGCCTTGTAAAGCTTCATTCGCTTTAACAATCTTCTGCTTTCTTTTTTTTGCATTTTGTATTGTATCGTGGGCTTTTCTTATTTTAAGATCCTGTGCCTTTAACGACCTTTTAGCTGCTTGTTTAGCTTTTACTTCTTTACTGAAGTATTTCTTTTCTTGTACTATTCCCTTTTTTCTTCCAAGGTTGGATTTTGGTTTTGGGGGTTCAATGTCTGACATCTTTTATTTAGTATCTTTCTTAGCCCTGTGTGCGATATACTTCTCCCTGTTTTGCGTTCTAACCACTTTGCTACTTCTCTGTATGAACAATTATTTAAATACTCTTTTGCTTCATCTAATGCATTTAACTCTTCGAGTACAGGTTCTATGTAATCTGTGTTTTCTGATAGTCTATACCCATAAGGAATTGTTCTAGCTTTGCGTTTTATTAGAGTCATCTTTTGGTGGTAGTATAAATATACCATGAGCAACTTGTGCATTAATATCTATCTTATCTTTCTTGACGATACCAATACGATCTAGTATTTGTTTAGCTGCCTCCATTCTAATATTAACACCTGGAGTCTTTCCGTCTTCATCTAAAGCGTCAATCATTCCTTGTACTGCTTTACCTGAATGAAGTGCTAAAGCATACTCTGCTCTATTTAGTATTTCTTCTTTTAAAGATTTAACAACTTGTAAATAATGATTAGGAGAATACCCAACTATCTCTCCTGCTTTCTTAGGATCTCCCTTTGCTTCTGTAAACAATACATCTAAAAATTCTTGTTGTTTATCAGTTAGCTTCTTTGGTTCTTTTTTTACTAGTTCCATATCTTTTTTTAAATTCTTTTTTTACTTCTTTGTATTTAGTATCTGCCTCTAGCACAGCCTTTTCTTTTTTTGCAGTTTGTGCTTTTGTATACATATCTTCTCTTAATTTATCTTCTTTGCCTTTACTATCTGATATTTTTAATATCTTAGGTGCAACAACTTTTAACTTTATGTAAGGTGCTACGCAAGGCTCAAACCGTCTGGCGATAGGTAAGACTTTCTCAAACTCTTCGCCAGTTTTTTTATTTTCGTACTGATAGAGAGGCATTATCTACAGACACACTCTCCGCCACAATATTCACACATAGTTATTCTCCTTAACATTTCCATCTTTTTCTTGCTTGTCTTAATCTTGAGTTTGGATCTTTTGCAGCCTTAGGAAACTTTTTCATTTGGCCTGCTGATCTCGCACAAAAAGATTTACGTCTTTTAGCAGCTTTACTACCAGGTTTTACTTTTCCTGTAACTGCTGTTTTTAATTTAGATCCGGGATTATCACGCCTGTAGCGTTCAACCCCCGCTTTGGTCATTCCTGCCCCGGAACTAGTTTTTCTAAAATACTTTCTAGTCTTAGGGGGTTGCTTATCTCTTTTTCTTTCCGCCACTCTTAGCTTTTTTCTTACCCATCTTCATCATTGGGTTCTTTTTGCCATTGACTTTTTTTGCTGTCTTCTTCATTCCTCTCATGATAGTATACTCCTTATTAGTTTTTTTCTTGTTTGTACTGTATGTTTATAATATTCTTTATCCCAGTTTTTATAATAACCTTTCTTCTTTAGGTTCTGAGATGCTTTTTCCAACTCTGCTAATCTTTGAATTAGTATCATTGAAAACTCGTTGTCAGTTTCGAAGTCATCATCATACAAGAAATCAACTTCACCACTTTGATCGTGATGACTAGCCATGAGATAAACATCTTTAGGCATGTACGCATAATTGAATGCTTCAACACTGCTATCTAACTGCTCTGCTGTTATAGACAGATCTGTGCAACCAATAACAACAATTTGATATTTAGTTTTCTTTATCTTGTTGCACCATTGTACAGTTAGATTAAGTAAGTCCTCCTTACTCGAAACTTCTTCTACTTTAAAAGAATTTTTTATCCTGCACCCTCTAGCATAGGGACAGACAGGCATATCATTTACATCACTGATTCTTTCTACAAACTTTTTAGACCAGTTGATTATATCTTCTGATACTGTTGCCAATTATGAAAACTTTCTATACTTTCTCGTTTTCTTTGCTAATCTCTTTGGTTGTTTACTAAACTGTTTACCTTTTGCTTTATCTTTTCTTTTCTTTGCAGTTGACCTAGCATACTCTGCAGATGACATAGCTTTGATTGCTTTCTCAGGTAAATATCTTTCACCTGTTTCACTAGACTTCTTTCCAGACTTAGTTCTCCACTTTTGCTTACCCCAAGCTTTAAGACTTCTTTGACTTTTTGCTAGTGCCATGTTTTTTCTTTAATGCAAGTTTTGCTTTCTTAGCTAGTCTTGCTTGTTCAGGTTTGCCTCCGTATTTACTTCTTTGCTCAATTACAGTTAGAATCTGTATCTTCCTAGCATAAGGTTTATTAATCTTCTTAACTTTGCGAATGGTCTTCTTTGCGTCAGCAACAGTTGCATATTTAATACTGACAGTGTCTTTTGGATTCTCATCAGTATATAATCTTCTACCGCTACCTTTTGGCTTTTTTCCTGTTCCCTTTTTTGGATCCGCCATTCTTCTTGATAACTCCTCTAGCCATTAATACATCTTTCATAGTAACTTTACCGTCACCTGACATATCAGGAAACTTTTTCTTCTTAGCTTTCTTTTTAATCATTTATATCCTCCGCCTGCCTTTTTATAAGCCTTTGCTAATGCTTGGGCCTTCCTGGCACTCCATTGTCCAGCACCAGTTCCATGTGAAGCTTGTGCTTTAATTCTGTTAAATATCTTTTTACGCATTCCAGGTTTAGTATAGTTACCTGCTTTATTTACAGTAGATTTACTTTTTTGTTTTGCCATAATATCTTTTGGAACTCTTCGCTAATCTTTTTAAAGTTTTTGCTTGACCTGCATGAGATCTAGATGCTTTATTTAAAGCTTTAGCTACTTTTTTTATTTTTCTTTTTTGTCTTTCTTCCATTTTTTGGTTTACCTGATATTGTTAATGCAATGGCAATTACTTGCTTCATTGGTTTCCCTTCTTTTTTTAATTTTTTTATATTGCTAGATATTGTTTTTCTAGACTTTCCTTTCTTTAAAGGCATTACTTCTTTTTAACTGTTTGCTTTGCTCTTGCAAATGCTTTTGATGTAGGGGCACCTTTAGCCCCTTTCTTTCTCATCTTCTCTCCACGCTTACGCTTGGCATGGATGTTAGCATATAAACCTTTACCTGGCATTAAGAAGCAGCTTTAGCGTCTCTGTCTGATAATGAACTATTTAAGTATTCACTCATAGACATTGTTTCATCTCTTTTTAAATCAAAAAATAACTTTCTTTTTAATAATTCTATTTTAGTAGGCTCTACTCTTACATTAAGATCTAGTGAATTATTTGTATCTACTTTAGTAAACTTAGATAAATTATTATTACTATGACCCATAAACTTTGGATCTTTTGAACTTCTTAGTTTCGACATATCTCCTTTTGCCATTATGATCTCCTAAATTTTTTTCCTGCAGTTCTAGTTCTAGGATAAGAACGGTTTTTTCTAGCACTGACTACAGATAAATTACTTCTTTTGTTATTTAAGGCGTTTCCGTCTTTGTGGTGTACATCTTTTCCATCACCTTTTTTTGCTACGCCTGCTTTCATTAGCTTTCTTCTAGCTTTTAGTCTACTTCTTCTTTTAGCTTTTCTAAGCGGAGAGTCTGTTCTGTACTCTTGCTTATAGTTTCTAACATAGTTAGGTGAACTAGGCATATCTAGCGGTAGTTTTCTTACGCTTCTTATCTGCACGCATCTTCAGAGTAGTAGATGCAGCTCTAGCGGTGGCTCCTTTGCCTAGATCTTTCTTCTTCCCCGCTAATTTTTTATTATTTTTTCTTTTGAATAGCATTTTATGTTATATTTCT